GCTTGCTTGATAGCTGACTGCCTGTTGAATATACCACGTTCACCTGACTTACTGTCGTACAATGACAGCCACTCACGCATGAACGTACCCATCTCAGGCTTAGTCTTGTAGGCTACAGAGTTGTTAGCTAACGCACGTTGCCCTTCATACTCCCACCACTTACCTGACTTAGCATGTGCCATCTGGTCATCGTTAAGATTAGATAATGAAATCAATGCACTACGGCGTACACCACCAACGACTACAACCTCACCTATCTTACACATGATGTCGTGACACTCAATTGGGTACAGTTTACGTCCAGCAGACAGCTTAAACTTCTGTACAACAAACTCAAACAACTCAACCAGCGGCTGTGGACCTGATGCCCTGCCACCAAATGTCTTGAGCCTTGCACCTGCTGGACGTACCTCAGACATATCCCACTTAGGTATCTGCCCAGTATACAACATAGCAATCAATTCTTTAAGTGACTTAGCCCATCCGGGTCTGCTGTCGCCAACCTTGATAATAGTATCTGTACGATGAAAGTCTTCCGCTACGGTGGGTAGCTTCTCCACACAGTGCCTCTCCACAGAAAAGCCTACTCCAGTACCGCACATGAGGATGTACATGGTCTCATCAAAGGCACGGGGGTTATCTACGGGTACGTATGAGCAATTGTACCCACCTACGTGGCAGCGGTCTAGTGCTGGGCCAGAAGTCATCAAGGCTCTCATGCTAGGCATGATGCTCTGATTTAGTACTGCTTCCTCTAATTCTTCACGCAAGTCTTTATGTACTTTGTAGCTATGGTTAGCACCTAGATGACCTTCCATGTAATCAAAGTATCTCTGTACTGTTTCACCCCATGTCTCACGGCGTTGCTCATTTTCTTTCCATCGTGCGTATCGGGAAAGAGCAATAAAGTTTTGGTAGTCAGTTGGTAATTGGTTGCTTATCATTTCATCACTCCATAATAGTTCTAATTGTTTTGATGTCAGCACCGTCTACATCGTAGAAGTATTCACGTATGCCAGCCTCTATCTCTTCTCCAACCTGTCCATCGGCAGGTATTGGATACTCTTCCTCATCTACATCTATGGTAATGAACAGTTTAACTCTTGCCATCTGCCATCACCTCTTCAATCAACTTGTCCAAGTACCACTTGGCCTTTAGCAAATCCTCTATAGGCTTTTCCTTGTAGTCGAAACGCCAGAGATACTTTAGTATATTACCCTGCAAGTAGTACTTGAACCCCTTGTCAGTAGCAGCAGAGATAGCATGGATGCATTCAATGCCTATCTGGTTGTAGTGTGGTGGACTGTTGACCATATCAACGCTACCGTAGGCTTCCTTGCCAGCCTGTTCTGCCTCTAGCATCTTCTTCATAAACGCATCATGTCTCATGCTGAACCTCCTGTCTTAGAGTTAAAGTTTAGATGTATAATATTACCGTCATAGGTTTTCTCTACCTGTGATTCTTCTTCTAAGTCTACAGTAATATCCATCTCGTTGTCAATAACTTCTAGTACATAATCGTGAACTATATCACGTATTTCTTTTGACTCTTCCATGATAGGCACAGTGGCACACATCATCTTGCAGAAGTGCATTACCTGACCATAGTCATCATCATCCATTTGATTCTCAGGAAAGGCAATGATGGATATATCAATCTCGCCACTCCACTTACCGTCATCGTCAGCATAAGGCCGTAGGCGTACAATAAAGTCTTCATCTTCTATCTGTTTCTTTAGTTGTTCCATATCCATGTGCTATCTCCTTTTTACTTTTGAACCCTTGAACTTTATAAATGTGGGATGTCTGTTCTTGCCTTTCTCTTTTAACCAGTCTTCGGGAATGATACGGTCATAGTATCTAAACCCATTCTTGATACACCACTCAGCGTAGGAAGACTTCGCTCCCTTACTAAGCTTGGCTCTACTATTAGTGAACACAAACCTGATGTCAAGCTTTGGGTGCTGCTTCTTGATAGCAATGTGCTTACGCCTATCTGCTGCAAGGAACCTTCCCTTAGTCTCAATAATGATACCGTTGTATAGTATAAAGTCTGGTGTATAAGTGCGGTAGGCTAGGTCTTCCCATTCTATCTTGATGTTCTCGTAGTCATACTTGACCTTGTGTTCATCAAGATACAGGGATAGCTGGTGTTCTAGCCCACTGCGATACCCATACTTAATAGCCATACGTCTTGCCTTATGCAGCAATTACATCTCCTATGTATGAAACGATAGGTGGATTCTTTGCCTGTGACATAACGGCTGGCTTCTCTGTTAGAGTAGGCCAACAATCAAAACGATAGTTGCAAAACCTACACCCATCATTAAGTACTTTGTTACCTGTCTCCTTGCCTCTAAACTTCTCTGGTACTGGTTTAAAACACTTTTCAAATTTGTTCTCCTTTACTGTTGCTACAGTATCCTCAATCTTCTTAACCTCTGCATCAAGGTCAAGACCTGTAGCTGGTACATACTTGAACGCACCATTAGCTTTGTTGACTACCCACCAACCACCGACTTTTTTGCCAGATGCCTTTGCGTAGCCAGCTAACTGTCCTACGTATCCGAACCCATCACCACTGGCAAGGGTATCGTAGGATTCAAATTTGTTTCTATATGACCAGTCGGAAGCTGATTTAATATCATCGACAGCATCGTTAATGACAATATCATATGAGCCGCGAATGCTATCGTTACCAACGTCCAGATGAACGGTTTCACTATCTTCATATCGCACCCCCGCTTCCTTTAGCAATCCCTTGAAGACAGCTTCAACGATGTCTCCAAGCATCATGTTCATTATGAATGTGGTAGGGAAAGGCAAGGCAACTTCAGGCTTGTTCTTCTCATACCATAGCTGGCAAGTAGGTCTGCCAACATTAGACATGCGAATCCTGAAGTCACCTCGCTTGTTTCCCCCACCGAACTGACGCTTCAGTGCATCCTTTATATCAGTAGCTACCTGATTAATGGTAGCATCTGACATAGTGGACGTGCCTTTAACAGCAGTGTCCATGTACTGATGTAACGCCAGTTCAGCAGGATGGTTCATTACGCCACCTCTTCAACGTCAATGATGTCGTTGATGTCCAACTCATCCAACTCATCACCATCACTATCCCCTGCTTTCTCTGCATAGGCATTGATGATGTACTCGTTGTAGTTCTGAACCCATGACATAAAGTCAGCAAAGAGGTCTTGGTCTTTCTGCTCTAGTTCAACTGTCTTAGTAATGTCCATACCAGTCAGAGGTAGGTAGAAGCTATTGCCGTTGGGCAGCTTACGCTCCTCAGTAGTAAGGTCTACTGTGTGTTGAACAGGTAGACGCTTCATCTTAGCCAGCTTTGTAAACACGCCGCCGACTGTCTTGAATGCGTCACGGTTCTCTACTTCCCAGATGAAGGGAATAGATTCCAACTCAACAGGATTGCCGTTCACATCTTTAGGATTAATCAACTCGACATTGCCAAGCACTACTCGTACACGCTTGATTGACTTGATTAGTTCCTTAGTAGATTCAGGTAGTGAAGCGTAGTCTTCAATCCAGCCAGCAGGTTTGCCGCAGTTAAAGCCACCATCATTATCCTTCAAGTCCATGTTAAGGGTATCAGCCATAACAGTCTTGACGTAACGATTAGGTTTGCCAGCACTGCCCATCACAAACTTCTTATACATGAAGCGTTGCATGAATGGACGGACAACGGCAGACTCAGCGTAGTAGGTAGGGCCATCTGGAATCTCCAGCTTGTATGTACCTGCCTTAACCAAGATGCTCTCTGCACCAAGAATAGCAGAGTGGTTGATGCGTAGTCGAGCAAGGAACATGCCCTGCTTCTTAGTGGTTGCTGCTTCGTTAGCCATGCCCATAGCTTTAGCCATCTCAGCATAGTTGTTCGTATCAATTGTGGTAAGTTCAGTCATATAATTAACTCCTTTTCAGTTGTAGAATGCATAGTTATATCAGGTTATGTCCTTAGTGTCAAGCCAATTCGGGCCTATCTTTGCCTCTAATAATAGAGGTACGTTGAAGTCAACTCCCCACCGTAAAGTGATGAGTTCAGGTAGTGCTTTATTAGTAGCTTCTATGACGTTGATTACCTGCGCTTCTTCGTCAGGGTGTACGTCAATGACAATACTATCATGCACTGAGTTCACTATACATGATTGCATACCCTTCAGCAAGTCATCAATGTGCAGCAATGCAATAGGTACAATGTCTGCAGTAGCGAATGATTGCACAGGGTAATTCTTAATCTGTGTAAAGTGAGAGACACGCCCAGTAGATTTACGTACCACATCAGGGAACGCAAACTCTCTGCCACTAGGCGTGGTTATCTTTTGTGTGTTCACAGCTTCTTTAGCCAGTCGGGAGTGCCAAGCGGCGACTCCTTCGTACTTTTCTGTGAAGTGCTTATAGTAGGCTGCTTCAGCTTTGCTTCTGCCATATCCTGTCGCGCCGTAGAGTGGAGCAAACGTATGCGCTTTCGCATCCTGTCTACTCGTAGGCTGACCAGCATCACTAATAACTTTAGCGGTGTATGCATGTACATCAAATCCAGTAGATACTTCTTCAATAGCCACCTCGTCCTGTGATAAGTATGCGGCAGTACGAAACTCAAGCTGCGCAAAGTCAGCTTCCATTATCTTACCACCATCCCATCGTGACACAAACACTTTCTTTACAGGGAACGTGCCGCCACGTGGCATGTTCTGCATGTTAGGGTCAGCACCAGAGAAGCGACCAGTTGACGTGCGGTGTTGTAACAGACGCACATGCAGCTTGCCATCACTCTTAGTGTATAGCCCAATGCCATCAACGAATGATGACAGGTAGGTATCGACAGCGGATAGCCGCCGCACCTTGTATAAGAAGTCAACTGCATCATCCAATCCTCTGGACTTAGCGGCTGATTCTAATACCTCTAGGTTCTGCTTGCTAGTGGAGAAGCCGTTAGCACTTGCCCACTTAGCTGTCGGTGGCTTGAACTTGAGGCCAGCCACTTCGCTGGTGCGTGAGAGAGTGTAACCAGCAGTATCACAAACAGAGCAACGATTAGGTTTCGCAAACGGTTCACCATTCTTCTTTACCTTTCTTGTATAGCCAGAGCCACGACAGGCTTGGCATTGTTGTGCTACTGTCTTGTGTACACGCTCAGTACCACCAGCAATCAAACTGCGGAAGTCTGCGTCTGCCATATATGGGTCAATAGCATTACCCCAATACGGTTTGTCCATTACCTTGCGGCTGTAGATAACCCAAGACAATTGCTCTGGACTGTTGAGGTTGATAGGTGTATCACCCATCAGCTTACGTACATGAGCCTGTAAAGCAGTAGTAAGTTGCTGCTTCTCTTGCTCAAACTCACTGCGTACTTCTTCTAACTTAGTCAAGTCAACGGCAAAGCCTGTCTGATATATCTTAGTCAGACACTTAGCCACACGGTTAGTCAGTCGTGCTGTAGATAGCAGACCTGCATCTGCCGTGGTGTTTAGCCTGTACCATAGCTTATCAGCAAGCTGCTGCGTAGCGTGAAGGTCAGCAGATAGATACCCACACAACTCATTGTATGGTATGTCTCGTGTACTGTAGCCCTTCTTGAAGTACTCCTTCAGAGTATCCTGCTTCTTCGTATCTAACTCATAGCGTTCTGCACAAGCCTCAAGTGATAGTGGTTCTTTGATACCACGCTGCAAGACATACTCGACAAGCATAGTATCAAACACTGCACCATCATACTTGAACCCAGACTCCCATAGCCATAGCAAATCATGTGCCACATTGTGACAGATGAGTACCGTAGCTTGGTCAAGATACCATTGCACACGCTCATAGTAGTCAGCCTGATTAGGCACATCAGCATGGTCAAAGGGGAAGTGCTGCTCAACGCCTTGGTCAGTCAATACACCTACCATAGTCAATGAGTTGTTAGGCTCAAAGGGGTCTAGGTGCATCTTACCACCACGATGCGTGACAGTGTTCTCTACGTCTAGTGTTAGCTTCATCCTTCATACCTCGCTGTCTTATAG